TTGTAGTAATAGGTCCTGATGAAGATTTACTCTCTACTTTTGTTAAAACATCTGTAGAAATATTCTTTACACTGATGATAGTAGACTGGATAGTATTAATACTTCCAGATGATTCAAATACTTTAGATACATCAGTAGTAACATTATTACCCTCTTGACTATTGACATTGCTGCTAGTGAGTCTAAAGACCTTTTTACCACTCTCAAATTTTGGAGTAGTAATATTATTAGGGTTAGGAATAAAGAATGATCCAATCACACTACCAACACTATCACTTCTAAGTTTTACTGCAGAAATTGTAGCTTGAGCACTTGATGTTTCTCCTACTAATTTAAGATCCTTTTCAACATATCCAAAATAAGTGTTATCTGCTTTTTCTGCTAAAGATTCCAAATCTATGTTAAGAATAACAGATGTTGAGGAATACAATTCTGGTATATTAGCAAGATCTGAAGAAGAAGTTGCAGAAGTTGTAGTAGAAGATGATGGAACAATGTTATCAACTATGACAGCACCTAAAGTTCTACCAGTACCACCTGAATAGAGAGGAGTAAATTGATAATATGGATTAACCTTATATGTTTCAGTAGGAGAATCAAAAGGTCCACGTTTGTGATTTGATTGTGCTACTTTAAATCTAATTAATTCTTTACCATTAGCAGTGGTTCCTATGACAGTTTCACCTACTTGGAAAGTTCCAGTAGTCATAGAAATTTCAAGTAATTTAGGTATAATATACTTTGCTACATCTTGACCATCAAAGAATGCATAAAGACTAGTTGATGGTTTTAAAGTTCTAGCATCAAATTTAATATTCCTAGACCTCATATTAGAGGCTATTTGAGTATTAATTACCTTAGGTCCTTCGTTAATAGTGCTAAATGTTTCTCTAACTAAACTCTTACTTGCTGTCCTAGTAGAAGTACCAGTCTGATATCCATTAACTGTTGTTACTTTCTGCAATTCATCATGATTCCACTCTGTCTTAGTATCTGACCAATTTTCTTTAAATCCAGTCCAGTTATCTGCCCATGAACTCCAAGTTACAGGACCATATCCAGTTCTAGAATCAAATCCAGCAGCATCTAATTGTTCTCCAGTATTAGTATAAGTTGTAAGATCATCATGTTTAGCCTCAAGTACAACTTGATCTATCCATATATCAGAATCAGGAACTAGATCTACAGTTCCTCCATAATAACTTACCAAATATGGCGTAACATTTTCTACTCTAGTAGCAAAAGGTTGATCAACATGAACAACATCTTCATAATCTAGAGTTAATACCCTACCAGTTTTTCTAATTCCATTAGCACTATTTAAATCTAATTTAAGATCCAATTCAGTTGTATGGTGAGCAGGTCTTAATTCTCCATTATGGTAATCAATAGAATTCTTTACTATGGTAGTCTTAAGTTGATTTTCTGTATTAGCAAAATCATCTACAAAGAATCCAGATTTAAATCTGTTCAATCCATCAGTATCAGTTATTTGCATATTTAATGTATCACTTTCTAATAATGTAAGTGATGTATAAAATTCTAAATTCTCAATTCTCTTTTCAAGTTTATTGATATCACTCATCTGATATCTCTTATAATTAGCAAGAGTTATACTTGCATCATTAACATTGAATAAGTATGCAGGTAATTTAATTGACGCTACTTCTAACGCTCCATCTATAGGAACTGGAAATTCTGGAGTCTCAGCAGGAGATCCTTTTATTAATTGAAACTCTCCACTCTTAGATAGATAAATTTTATCACATCTAGAAAGATAGAAAGAATAATCTAATAGAATAGATCTATCAGATGCTAAAATATTTTGAGCAGAATTGCCAGATGCAGTAAAAGATCTACCTAAAAATTCAAAAGGAGATCTAGCAGTTCCTGAAAAATCAGAAACTCTAGGTCTTATGTCAATAAGATCACTTACTCTACAATCATTAATTATATGTAAATCATCATAATCAAAATTATCATAAGAATTTACAGTAGTAATATCTCCAGTATCAGATGCTGTGAAATATGCAGATTCAAATATAATACTCAATCTCTTGGATGGTGCATCATAACCTGGTTTTCTTACCACTCTACTATAATCATATATGGTGCTTCTTTGTCCATCATCATAAGTAAACTCATCAGTTATGTTATTAGAACCTAAAGCAAGAGCACCAACTGTTGCAGTAATTCCTGATTCTTGGAAAGTTACTATTTCACCAACTTGAAGATCAAAATCATTTAATAAAGTATAATCAATAGCAGAATCAGTATTTTTGCTAACATATACTCCAGTTGATTTGCTAGTATCACCAACAAACATTTCTCCAATTAATAGGTCTCCAGTTTTTGCTGTTGGACTATTGATAGAAGTTAAAGTTAATACTGGTAAAGATGCATTATTAGTATTAGATGATTCATATACACCATAAACTTTAGTTACATCAGGAACATTTAATGATATCTCACCATCTTGAACTCTAGTTCCAAAAACTGTATTATATGTCAAACCATCATTTAATGTGGTGGTTCCTATTCCAGATGTTGAACTTGCTGATCCAACTATATTAAGTACATTAATTTTTTGCTTTTCTTTAATTTTTGAAGTTACATTTATTTTACGTAATGTTGCTATCAGTTTAGCTGGACTATCAGTTCCTAATCCATTTATGGTTACTTGAGTAGATCCTGTATTAAAATTAAACTTATCTGCTGATAATGACTCTGTGGTTCCATCAGTTCTTATTAAAGTATAATTCTCTTCATCATATGATAAAAAAGTTTCATTAGCATTTCCACTACTAATAGCACCAGTGGAATTACCACTAATAGTAACATCAAATTGTTTTTTGATTGTAATATGAGAATCTGTTAAATCTACAGTAGAAACATTTTTCTTAGGAAGATGTGTATATAGATTATTGTCAGTAGAAGATTGGAATTGAGAAGTTAATATCTTAAAGTTAGATGGATTAATTTCTCCGGAAAGAGCATCACCAGCTATTATAGTAGGCAATCCCCCCTCACAAACACCAGCAACAGTAGTAACTCCAGATATAGTTAAAGAATTTTGAGAAACACTTTCAATTCTTGCATAGGAAACAGTAGTTTTTCCTGGATTACTATACTCTACAATATTTCCAACAGTAGCAATTCCACTAAAGAATTTAGTTGGATCTGCACTAGTAACTGTAGAAATTCCTAAAGATGCTCCTGAAGTAGTTGCTGCACTAATATTAACTTCTCCAAGATTAGCGAATAAACTTTGCTTTACATCAGCATTAAAAGTACTTGCTGTACTTACAGTTCCATTAATAGATTTAATATCACTTGTAGTATAAGATGTGGATGCTGCTGAAATATTTCCACTTTCAACTCCATTAAAGATTAGTTGCTCACCAGTAATAAAGTTTCCTTTTGTATTATAAGCAGTAATAGCAGTACCAACAGAATTATATCTCAAATATCCTATAGCACCACTAGATTTTCCTTTAATATGAGTTGGAACAACTAGAGCATTTGATGGATTAGTATTTAAAGTTATATTGGTATATGTTTGAATATCATATAATGCAATATCCCACTCATTTTCAGTTGGAACTGAACTATTATAAGAACCTGATTCTAGAGCAAAATCATATACACGTGCCAATCCTATCTCTTTACCAGCAGCAGTAGTTCCTGCAGCACCAACTCTTTGATCTCTTAAACTTACAGTGTAATCAGTTCCTATTCCTATAATAGGAGAACCACTAACTCTATTTAAAGTAAATGTAGGACCAGTAACATAATTAATACTTTGTCCTTCTAAAAGTTTTGTAGTTCTTGGTTTTTCAAAATCCAAAAATGTAGGAACAACAGTTTCTACTTCAAATCCTTCAACGTATGCTTTTCCTGGTGATAACTTATATGTTCCCAAATCTTTACTGGGAGTATTGTTATTATAAGTTATTTGGTTTGAATTGAATATTCCATTATTACCTTCAAAATCATTTAAAGTATTTTTGGTAGTAAGAGAGAATGGTCTAATATAATAGTTACCAGACTCATCAAAGGTTCTTTTTGCTAATTCATTTCCCAACTCATTATAATCATTCTCTTGACGTACATATATTAATTCTCCACCCCTAATATCCATCAATTCTATAAAATTAGATGGTTTAGTTTCTTGTGAAGGAATTGCTGTTAATACTACTGATACACTTAATCTATCAGCTCCTGGTGCTGTATAGTTACTATATCCAGCAGCATTATCTGTTAAATCTTCATCTAAATCAGAAGTAACTATAGATTCCTGAATACGCAATCCAACTTTAAAATCCCCATCATTACGATAAGGATCTAATACAAGAGTTTGAGATTTTACTTCTACAAAATATCCTTTGACAAAATATATTCCTTCTGATAAAACTGCAGCAGATCCAACAAAAGAACATGCTCCAGTAACTAATTGAGCAACAGGTTCTCCTGGTTGAAATACTAAACCACTTCTAGTGGTTACTACATTATTATCTAATAATAAACTTTCTCCTGAAGAAAATACTTCATTACCTTCTCCACCAGTATTTAAATATGTAAGAAATAGAACATACCAATTACCACCAGTTGGTTTTCCAATATATGACTTTATTTTTGCCTTTACTCCAGATATACTACCTACTACTACTTGATCTAATAAATTATCTAGATATGAATTAACATCTACACCTTCATTAGATATTTGAATTCTAATAGAATTATATCCTCCATTATACCTAACTCCACCTCCAGTTACAGAAGCTCCATCTTTAAAAACATGTTGTCCAAATTTTTCAATCTGATTCTGAAGAATAGATTGAATACCAGTCAGTTCACGTGCTTGAACTGGCAATCCTGGTTTAAATAGTATTTTGCAATAAGTGTCTTTTGCATCAAAATCGTCAAAATAAGGAGCGACGTTTAGATTGGTTTCCTGTGGCATGATTCTTTAGAATTGCAAAATGACTTTGATATCTTCTCTTTGATTAGCAGACCTAGTAATAGAAGGTCTATTATCAACATAAATTATATTTCCAGAGTATTTCTTAACTTCAGGATTTGAAATTCCTTGTATGAAACTCTGACCAAGGTAGTATGTTCTATTATTTATTATGGTACTTATACCAGGACTTCCTGATGTTCCAAAGTTAGTATCTATTCCTAGAGTACCTTCATTACTAGCAATATTTACATTTCCTCCAGTTGTAGGATTTGCTGTAAATGAGTGTAATGAGAATCCATATGTTGGATCTGTTTTTAAAGATCCATCACTATTAAATCCAACTAAACTCTTATCTTGCCAATATTTCAAAACACCTGTTGTTTGATCATAAGAAACAACTCTACCCACAGCAGTAGATCCTACACCAACAGTTTGAGTAAATTGTCCATCTAAATTAAAGGTAGCAGTGGTATAACCTGCACCAATAAGTTTCAGAGCATAAAGTGAACTAGCTTTAGATAAAGTTAAATTGGCAGTTGAATCATATGCTTGAGGATTTTCTACAATTCCAATTCTAGCAATCTGGTTGCCTGTTATAAAATCTGGATTTTCTGTATCATTTTCAATTTTAGAATAGACTAAAACATTATTAGATCCCAACTCCCTATAGATATCTGCACCATGTCCACCTTGAGGTGGTATAATAACATTAAAGACTGGTAATGTTGTACCAGTAGGAACACCTCCAGTCACTAAATCAACAGTACCATAAGTATATCCAGATCCACCTTTTGCAATATTAATAGATTCTACTTTAGCATCATTATTAATAACAATAGTTGCTTCTGCACCAGAACCATCTCCGCTAATAGGAACACCAGTGTAGGTTCTATTTGCAGTTCCTATACCAGCTCCTCTACCAACAATAGTAGCAATTTTTAATTGTCCACTACTAGATGCATTATCTCTTACAGCAGAATTATCTGTGCTAGTATCCCAGTCATTGGGAACAGGCATAAAGTTAGTAGAATCAAACTTAGATATATCACCTGGTTTAATGGTATAAAGATATTTCCATAAGTAACCATCTCCACTATCACCTGCTGCTTTAGGTTCAAGATCTGTAAATGTAGGTTGGTCTAGTGATGGTCTTCCTGTAGTATTTTCTGGATCTGTTCCATTCTGCAAACAAATATAAACTTTAAAATCTTCATTTACAACAAAATATTTTGATGAATATAGATTAGTTGCTCCAGAAGGTTGTGCAGTATTTGATCTACTAATATCACCACGATACATGTCATAAGTTATACCTGAAGTCCAAGTATTCTTATTAACCATCCTACGTACATCTGAAGAAGTAATTTTCTTCAATGCAACCATAGTATCCCAATAATCATCTTCTTGATCAAAACTATCCTTTGGTGCAGGAGGATTTGATTCCCAAGTTGATGAATAATTAGTAGCATTAGGTAAACCAACAAAAGAATAATATGAATTGACAGTAGAAGTTGCTGCTGAGACAAAACTCTTAGCATTCAATATTCTAAGTTGATCAGTTATAATGGCTGACATTTTTTACTATTTTTTTAGTTATTTATGTGTTATAATTTACGTATCTTAAAGGATTAACCCTTTCAATTATTGGAGAACTAGATATACCACTTAATCCAGTAGAATCACCAGCATAAGAAGTAAATACTCTTGCTGATCCTCTAGGTTGAGTAGCAATTCTTCCCCAACTATATTCCCCAAAGAACTCACTATGTCCAAGTCCAGTCAATCCATTATAATCTTGAACACTGACTGTTACTTGTGCAACATAGGTTAGTCCAATTCCTATACCCATAGTTTGAGCAATAGAAACTTGAGCAACTTCATAGACATTATCTAAGAAGGATGTTCCTATACCAACTACAGTACCATCTTGATATAGAGAAGTTACTGAAGCACCTACATTAGAATTGAATACTGTGAAGTAATATCCAGTTGTAATTCCACTTACAGTAATAGCAGTCCCTACAGTAGCAGCATTTCTGAATAACGAATCCTTTGGAAGAAGTAGATCAAATACAATACCAGTAGATGCTACACCAACAGATGTTGTAGAAATACCAGATATAATTCCAAAATCACCAGAGTATGATACATCTTCAATAGTTTCAACAGAAGAAACTAATTTAGGTTCTCCAATTAAAACTGAAGGAGCCTTTGTACTAGTATATGCAAAACCAGTGGTGGTTCCTCCATAAGAAACTGTAATAGCATTTACAGTTCCTACTCCACTTATAGTGGCACTTGCTCTAGCACCTTGAGAAGTAGATAATCCTATAGGAAGATTGATTGATACAGTAGGTGCTATGGTATAACCAATTCCTGCATTTGTAATATCAAATGAAGTTACAGTTCCAGCAACAGAAACAAAAGCAGTAGCAGATGCTCCCACTACACTATCCTGAGAAATGATTCTAATATCACTTTGCCCACTATAGTTTTCCTTTGAACTATCAAAGAAAGTTCTTATATTAGAAACAAATATAACAGTAGATCCAACACCTACAGATTGTATAATATTTGTATTAGGATATATTAATGGTTCATAATGTGGTCTATCCTTAGAAACTGCCTCACCATCAATAAACTTATCTTCAGTCTGTCTTGACCATGTTACAGCTCTTTGGAAAGTTTCATTAGTAGTAATACCAGGTCCAGCATAAAGATTAGTATTCAAACTATCAGATGAATTAACAATAGTTACTGTTCTCTTATTTTCCTCTAGAGATAAATCCTGATCATATAATTTAATTTGATCTCCTTTCTTAACTGTTTCTAAAATATCAACATTAGTAACGTCTACAGATCCAGTTCCTTGATAGAAAAGAATCTTAGAAGTATCACCTTCTTTAGGTGGTTCTTTAAAGGTAATAAAACTACCACCTTTAAATTCATAACCATTACCAGGAACTTGAAGTATATCATTAATGAATACTAAAATAGCAACTTCAACATCTATATTTGATCCTGGTTTGGACTGAATAGTTTGTTGAGCACCATTTAAATTTAATGCAAATGAAGTTGTCTTACCATCAAATAATGAATCTAAAGGATCTAAAACAAGGAAATCTCCAACTGTCCATCCAGCAAAACTATCACTAATAGTTTCCTGAACAGTCAATTGAAATTCTCTAAACTCTGTAGCACCTGCTGTTGGGATACCTACAGTACCACCAACTCCTATGGTTAACTTTTGAGATTCACCATAACCATATCCCTCATTAATAATTTCAAAGTCAATAACACTACCACCTAAACCAACAACTACATTAGCTCTTGCTTCTGATCCTACTCCAGATTGATTTGAAGAATAGAATAAAGGCATATTGCTATAAGATAATGGTTCATCTATAACAACCAATGGAGGATTAGTTGAAGTATATCCAGTACCAGGATTGGTAATAGCCACACTTACAATGTTACCACCACTAATAGCAGCAGTACCAATAAATTCTATGTTAGGTGCTCCAGTGCTTAATGTCTGAACTCCTACATTAACAATTGTCTGAATACCAGTTCTATAACCAGAACCACTATTACCTATACTTACAGAACTAATAGTTCCCAATCCAGAAACAACAACAGTACCACCTGCAGAAACTAATGGTTGATAACCTAAACCTTCTGTAGAACCAACAGAGACTATAACACCACCAAGGGGAACGTTAGATGTATTGGGATCATAAGAAACAGATGATATAGATCCTGTAAATTGAACACTAGTAATTCCAGCACTTTCTATTAATGTATAGTCACCTGCAACAGCAACACTACCAGTATATCTTTGTGGTCCTTGAGGAACCTGATTAACCAATAAAATAGCATTGTTAGTGGAGAATCCTGCAATATTACTTCCACCTGATTGTAAAGTAAACTCAGTTGTCAAACCAGTGAAATTAGCAGAAATATCATCAAAAATATAATTTTTAGAATATGGTTCATCAGAACTACCTGTGATACCAGATCTCATAAATGCTCTAGCATTAAATGATGAATGAGTTGCAATTCCCACCCAATCCCTTTCACTTGGTTCATTACTTGTAGTTGATAATGGAGTTAATCCAACAGGAGCAGTAAAGAAGTTAACAGTACTATCTACAATATTATAGTTACCATCTACTTTACTAATCAGAGTACCATTAGTATAACTAGATGCTTGAGTTCCCATCCAAGGTCTAGTAACAAGCAATCTATTAGTAGCACCCAATCCAACAGAATCTACCTTTATAATTTCATCTCCAATCTTTAATAGATCACCACCAGTAATTGAAGTAATTCCAGAAATAACTATGGTATCAGCAGTAGAAGATACATCAGCACTTATGGTAGTAGTTACTGAGGTAGCAACTATTGGTGATTGAACTATATTATCAATACTCAATATACATCTTGAGTTTTGTTTAGTGGAAGTAAATGAATGAGAAGTACCAACACCAACAGCAGTAATATCAAGATAAGTAGGACTTGTCTTTAAAGCATTCTCAGCAGAAGATGCAAGTCTAACTGTAGAATCATCTACCTTAACAGCAAAGACTGTAGATGGTAATTTATCAGTATTACCAAACCCAGTAATAGTTTGAGTGGTAATACCAATAGATGAGGTTGTTCCTGAACCAGTATATCTGTATGATAACTGTTCACCAGTAACAAAGTAATGATCAGGTATTCTGACTGTATCCTCAGCTAAACTAACTACAGTTGCAGCACTTCCTACAAAGTCTCTCTTAAAGATTGGTAGTTGCCTATGCTTAAGTTCAAATGCCCTCTTAACATCAGTCTCAGTGGCAGTATAAGCACCAAATCCAGTATCAATAGTAGCATTGGTTAAATCTATTTCAGTAATAGAACTTAGTTCATTTACCAATCTCAAAGCAGACTGGAATACTCTAACCTGAACATTAGCACTTGCTATAGGTGTAAATGTTAAATTAGTATAGTCTCCAGCAATAGAAGCACTAAAATCACCAAGGTTTGTTACAGTCTGATTAATAGCGTATTCTGTTACATAAGCAGTAGTGCCATCATCTACTGCTATTACTTCAGATATTTGATAATGACTATTAGTAGTATCTTCTACACATACAATATAATAAGCACCATTATATGTCTCAGTCTCATATTTTGCTACTGTAGTAGCAGATGGAGATCCACTAGAAGATATAGCAGTATAAGTAGAATCTAAACTAGATGTGTTTAATGCAGTAGTTCCTACTCCAGCAGATGAAGCATTTCCAAAGTCAACATGAAGCGTATTAGCAACATATGTGCTTGCTGTAGAAACAGTAGGATGAAGATCTAAGTGAACTCTAGATCCAGCAATATAAGCACTGTAAGTACCAAGTCCTGGAGTACCAGAATCATCTAGCATTTCAGTGGTTATCTGACCATATTCTACAAGATCTACATTAGTGCCATCATGAACCAAAGTTATTTCATCATGCTCAAA